ACGAGAGCTTTGCCTGAGACGCGGTTCATATCCTCAGCGTTGCCGAGCGCTGGGTCGAAGTAGCCGATGGTGGCCTGAATATCCTGGATCGACATCTGCGCGAGCGCCATCGCGCCCTGCGGCAGATCAAGCGGCGGCGTGCGGAACGGCATCCCGCCCTCCGCGTTCTTGTCGACGTTGTACGGCAGGTACGGACGCGAGGCGACGTTCGCCTGGTTCCACTCGTTCTCGTAGCCCTTGATCATCGCCTCAGTGACGAGGTACGGGGCCTTCGGTAGGAGCGCGCTCCGCTCGATCATGTCCGAGGCGCGGGAGTTGTAGCTGCGCTGCGCGTCCTTCGAGTGACGGATCAGCGACTGGAATTTACGACGGCCTTCGATGTTGATGTAGCGACCGGGGCAGCGGACCACGGGAATGCGCTTCCAGTCGTAGTAGTACGGCCCTTCGAGGATCGTCGATCCGTCGATCTTCGCCCACATCACCTGCCACTTGATAGTCTTACGAATCATCCTCTCGCCGGTCTTCTTGTTCCGGGCGATGCGGGTCACGCCGCTCTTTTCGAACGTTAGACCGTGGTCTTCGAGGTGAGCTTCGGTCGCCTTCAAGTCGGCATCGTAGTCGCGCACGGTGCCGTCGGTCATCTTCGCGATCCACTTCTCGCGCGGGATACGCTCGAAGTATTCAGCGATGCGTACTTCCTTGTCCGTGAACCAGCCGTAGCTGTCGCGCGAGACATTGAAGCTGGTCATGTTGCCATCTGGATACAGCGACTCGTACACCTCGTCGGAGATACGCTCCGCGATCAGACACTTGTTAGCGTCGGCCGCGCACGCGTCAGCGCACTGCGGATCCCACACCACCGTCTGCGGGTTCGAGATGTTCAGGATGCGTAGCACTTGATCGAACGCACCTTCGCCATCGTCCTGCATGTACGTTGGCATGATGCGCCACGCACCGAAGCCGCCAGCGACGGCGAACTTGAACTGCTCTTTGTAGATCTGGTCGGCGCGACTAGCCTGCTCGATGGAGCGGCACAGGCCGGCAAAAACCTCTGCAGTTGATTCGGACGCACCTTCGGAAGAAGGCCGCACTTTGCCGGCGGGCCGCGTCTGACGCATATCCGCCACTACCATATTGACCGGCTGCAAGCACCGGTTGAAGGTGTAGCAGGGCTTGCCGCGTCTGTTCTGCAATACTACTGGGTCCCATTGCCCCATCGCCTCCGCGTTGTAGATGAAGTTCAAATCTTCCGAGTGCATGCGGCGGTTCTCTTCCCACGCGCCGACACCTTCATCATAGAAATTGCGGATACGCGAGAGTAGGCCCTCGTTATCCTTGATCTGGAAGCCAGGCGAGTCAGGAAGCGTGCCGCGTTGTCCCGGCACGTCTCCAATAAGATCCCAGTTGTCGCCTGCGTTCGTCGTCATTTACGTCGGCATCTCGTCCACGATAGCGCGCTGTCCGTCACCGACGAAAACGCCATCGAACGTGTTGGGCGGAATGTACTTCGCAGCCCCGTCGTTCTTCCATTCGTGCACGGCCTTTTGATCCTTTGTTTTTCGTCCGGTGTCTACCAGCTTCTGGTACTGGACACGGACCTGGTTGCGAATCGCACCATTCTTGAAGTTGAACGGGGCGACTTTGCCCTTGCGCTCAATGACGAGATTGTTCATGCCGGCGGTGACATGCACGGTGTACGTACCCAGCTGGAGCTTCCGGCCGTTGTTGTCGACGCGTCGAGGATCCTCATCCTGCTGACACTCTTCAACCTGTTTGCCATCCGACGCCGGGCGTTTCACGAAACGCCAATCGACAGAGGTGTGTGTAACCTTGTCGTCTTTATCTTTGTGCTCGATTTTGTGCGCCGCCTGCTGTCGCAGCCGGATGCCCTCTTCGTGCACCAGCTTCAATGTAACGCTCATTTGGTCTCACCCCTTACGCTTGCGCGTGAAATTAAAAAATTCACCATCTCATCCTGTCTGCCTTTCAGCGCGGCCATCATGTGCTTGATGCCGATCATGTCCTTCGAGTAGTGATAGAACCAAAGTTTCCTACTCTTCACATCGACCAACATGAACGCACCGCGCTTGCGGAATTCGGCCTCCACCTCACGGATGGGCGTCAGCCGCTCCACACCCCACCCTGTGTCGCCATGTTCGGATCCCAGCTGAACCACGGTAGGCCGCCCTCGCTGGCCGGCGGAGCCTTCGCCACATCGAAGCCGCTCATCACGTTGTAACGTGTGGCATCCATGATGTGATCGTTCTTCTTGATGATGTTGCCTTTCTCGTCGCGACGATAGAGGCGCACTTCCTTGAACCAATTCGTCAGCGTGCTGAAGACGCGCAACTGCTGCGTCGAGAGCATGTCCCAGGTTTGGATCAGACCAGACACGACAGTGTTGTCGGCCTTGCTGACCTTCAGCCCGAGTCGACAGTAGGCGTCGATCAGTAGCTCGCCGTCGGGTCCGCGAGCTTTTTGGGCGGCGGGGTCTATGACACCAGGTATCCACGAACCGCGCCTCATTATTGCCGCAGCGTGTACGGCGGGGTCGGCCTGCCCCCTATAGTATTCGTCATACGCCACCGCCGGATACCGGCGCTGACCGGAGGCGTCATTGAAGCCGTTGTCTATATCCCAAGCGAACCAGATGACCGCGGTGCAGTTCCAGCCTGGATCCATACCATACGAGCGCGGCCAGTGCGACGGAATGTCGAATGGCTCTATCTTCATCACGTCTTCGGGGATCGGGTAGATCGCTCCGGTGCCGTGACCAGGGATGCCGGACTTTCTCGCCTGCAGCTGCCACGCGGGTACGCCCGCGAGGATCGCGTTTTTCTCTTTCTCGCCTAGATGAGGGACATCATCCATATCTAAAAAAATCGCGGCGCGGCTCATGTTGTGCCGCACTTTTTACACGTTTTCATCGACAACTATCTCCTCTCCCTCACCCATGTCCCACGCTGCGGCCGGGACAGCGTCTGGCTCGGGCGAGAGATCAGGAAGAAAGGTAATCATCAGGTCCGAGACGCCTAACATTGGCGTCTCTGTCAACGCGAGCGTGCCGTTCGGCTCGCCGGGCACCGTACTTAGCAAACGGAGCAGGCACTCGGTGTAAATTTCAAGTTTTGGCTCTTCGTCCAAGTGGATACGATGCTGTCGCGTGCCTTGGAACGCTTCGCGGCCTTGATCGTACGACTTGAACTGCAGCGTCGAGATTCCTCCGGACACATGCCGTACGAAAACCGACTCAAACGCATCGGCGAGACCGTGTTTCACGGTCCGCCGCACCAAAAGATCTCCAGGAATCATGCCGGTGCCGTACGCTTGCTCTTGGCCCGGCTTCCCGCAGAATTTTTCCTGCAAAATGTCGCGCGTGTTCTTCGCAGTGTCCGTCGCGACCCACATATCGATAGGATGGGCGTATCGGCGGCCGGGCCACCAGTCTGGATACAGTCCGGTGAGGTGTAGTACGTCCGCGAAACACCCGCAATGCGTTTTTCCCGTTCTGTTTCCACCGAAAAGCGCGATCTCGTCGTCTGTTTGCTCCAACGCGAAGAATCGCATCTGCTTCGGATAGTGCTTCCGCCCCAGTGGGCAGTTCTTCAGCGCTGGATGGTCAGACGGATCCTGAAACCAAGTCACTATTTGGGTCTGATCCTGGATCTGCGCACGTTGGCTCAGGATCTGGATCAACTTCGTCGTCTCTGGCAGGCTCAACGACTTCAAATTCTGCTTCGATAGCAGTGTCTGCAGCTGCGGCGGGAGCGGCGAGTATACCCTGTCGATCAAATCTTGATAGGAGCGTGGTAAGTTGCGCATGAGCTTGGTCCAACGATAGGTTCTGCTTGACGTTGAGATCCACTTTCAGGTTCTCGCCGAATTTTTCCGGGAAAAAGTTCGCCGCGATGCGTCCTAGCATGCGCGCGTCGCCCTTGGTAGCGGCCGCGGAGGCTGCGTGGTCGAACACGGACCGTGCTATGTGCGCGGCGTCGTCAAAATCTCGTTGAAAATCTCCATTCGCGGACAGCTCCTTGTGGAACTGCACGTTAGTGGCACCCACTGATCGTAGCGCCCCCTTCATATCCGCCGTGTTGGCGTACGTGATGAGGAACGCGCGTCGCTTCTCGTCTGTCCAGTCAAAATCTTCGGTCACGCTCAGCGTCCGGGTGACACCGATGCTCTCTTCTAGGCGGTTCACTGCGTCCCTAAAGGTCGTGTTCCAGCTCAAGATCGCTAGAAACTCAGACTCGCTGCGCCCGCACGCATCAGCCGCGAGCGCGAAGTCTTTCAGCTCCGCGTACTTCGCCAAAAAATTCTTCTCACCAGCGCTAGGCACCGGAGGGCCGGCAGGCGCTGTGTTCTTCTGCGTGTAGTTACGCCTGCGCGCTTCCTCAAGCTCAGGCACTCCCTTGCCATAGACCGGCACCTGGCCGCGCTCGACGCGTTGGCAATCAACACATATGCTTCCGTTCGCGACGTAGCGTGCGGCCCGGTGCCCAGTAACGCACAGCTCGCCAGTCCAGAAGTGCTTCCAGCCACGCGCCTTCGCCTCTGCAAGAGAAACGAAGCGTGTCGGCATATAGTTGTACATGTCCGGCCGACCATCGCGCAGGGGCGCGACCGTCTCCGGCTTGATCTTGGGCCACTTACCCCAGGGGGTGCTCGGTGCGCCGGGGGTCTTCGCCTTCGCGAGGCTCCCTAGCTGGTCATCGTCCGCTACGTTCTGTCCCATACGCTAGGCGCGATGCCAATCCTCGCTTCCTGACATAAAGTGTCCATTCCGGTCATAGCCAGCGGACTGCTGCCACAGCAGGCAGTCCTGCAGTGACTCGTCTGGGTCGACGGAGTAGATCGCCTTCTGCCAGATGAACGCAAGGTGCCCGATACCGGGGAACCCACAGCGGTCAAAGTCAACCAATGTCACGTTGCGGAAACTAAACTCCACGACGTCGCCCGGCTTCACTTGCATTGGGATTATCGCGCCAGTTTCAGCGCCATCCTCAAACCACAGAGTCTTGCCCGAGAGCTTGCTCGGCGCGAATCTCATCACGCGACCGTCGGCGCTGAGCACGGGCGGCCCCTCGCTGATCTCTTGTTTGAACGCTACCTTGCGCCGCTGGCGGCGGCCGTAGCCAACACCGACAACGACCGCTTTGTGTATCTCCACCCCTGGTGTAAGGAGCGTGGGATGCACATACGGTAAAATTTTCACAAGAACTCGATCTCGCAATACGTGAACACGTCGGCCAACTTCTTCCAGCTCTTCGGTGAGCATCATAGGATCACCGCGTCCACGTCGGTGTCGCGCATCAGGCGCACCTTCTTTCCGACTCCGTAATCTGCATCCATGCCGGCGGTGGCCGCGAAGGAGACTATGTCTCCAACGTGGCACTCCATAGGAGCGCGCTCACCGAGGGGGAGCATCCGTCCGGGCCCGACCGCGACGACTTCGCCGCGCAAGATACGCTGCCAGTCAGGGAGCTTGATGACCCCCTCAGCTTTATCCAGGAGCGCCACCGCGATCAGATCATCGAGTAGCTTCTGCGAAAAATCAATCTTTGCCATTTCGTCCTCTCACCTACGAAATTGAAAAACTTAATACGTTAAGCCGCTCACCGTAGCGAGCGCGCACAGCTCGATGATAGCGATCACCGCGGTCGACGTGAACGGCTGGCCGGTAACAGAGTCGATGGCAGTGAACTGCATGCCGACCTGGCAGAGCTGCGAGCCAATGTACGGGAACGTCATCTGCCACGCAGACGCGAGCACCTGCAGATACATCGTCGCAGCGAAGGCGGGGTACGTGAAC